GACCGAACAGCTCCATCGCAAGTGCGTTTCTGTCCGTCTCATTCTTCATCTTGCCGAGTGCTGTGATGACTTCCTGCCATACCTCGTCCCCGTCTCGGAGAGTTCCGTCCGCGTTCTGATAAGAGATCCCCAGCTTCTCGAATGCTTCAGCCTGTCTCTTTGAGCCCTGCTGTGCGGAACTCATGCTTCGGGTCAGCTTTACGTGCGATTTCGCTATCGTATCGACTCCGACATCAACCAGGTCTGCAGCTGCAGCATAGATCTGAAGCTCACGTGTCCCGATGCCGTACTGCTTTGACAGCGTGTTCAAATCATCCGCCCACTTGCCGGACTTCACAGCCAGCGCTCCGAATGCTCCTGCGACTATCCCCGCAGCTCTCGACACTCCTGTCAGTGCCTGCCCTGCTGCGGTCGCTTTGCTTCCGATCTGCTTCAGCTGTTCAGATGCAGCTCGAAGCTTCACGTTCCCGACCGCCTTCAGCTGAGCCTTGAAGGTCTTCAGCTTCGACTCTGTCGTGATGATCTCACGCTGGAGCTCTCTGTACTCCTGCGAGTTCTTGTCGACTCCCTTTGCGTCCATCTGACGCTGTGCCTGCTTCAGAGCATCCAGCCTCTTCGTAGTGTCTGCTATCTTCTGCTGGAGAAGAGTCTGCTTCTGTCTCCATAGGTCTACGCTCGTCGGGTTGAACTTCAGCGCATTGTTTACTTTTTTAAGCTCTCTGTCGATGTTCGCCGTGGACTTATCGACTTCTCTGAGAGCCTTGTCGAGCTTGGTGGTGTTACCCGCAAACTCTATCGTGATTCCACGAATGTTTCCAGCCATCTATTTTCCTCTCTATCCGCAGAACGCATCAATGTCGCTCTGTGTTGCCTTGCGCCTGCTTTGACCGCTCTCAGCTCGTTTCTGAGCCTTCTCAGCCTTATCCATGCGCTTGTTATAGGCGATGGTATAGTCCACGACCTTTCCGAGGGTCATGTGGCGCAGGTCCTGCATACTCAGTCCTCGCTCGGTTGCTGCGAGGATGATGTCGTCGAGATCGGCTGAAGATTCTTTAGACTGTCCTTCAGACTCTCCAGCCTCTTCAAGTTTTTTGTCGAGATCACGCCCTTCGCCATCAGATCGAACACTGCCGGCGCTACCTCATCCACAGGGAATGAGTCAAACTGTTTCAGCCACTCCCTCGGCTCAGGAATGCCCTCATCCGCTGTCTTTGCGAGCGCCCACGTGATGTTGATCAGATCCGTCAGCTCCACCCCTCCGAGATGTACGACTGCATTCGTGATGTCGTCTCCGTCCATCTTCTTCAGGATCTCTTCTACATGTACTTCCTTGCCGACCATGCCCGTTCTGACTAAGCCGGACAGCATATCGACCAGCGCTGCCAGCATCGGCATCAGCGTCGGGATGATGTCCTGCCCGAACTGGTCTCTATAGTTCAGCGCCCACACTATGTCATTACACAGTCTTACTTTCTTACTTCCTATCTTGATCGTCTTTTCCATCTTTCCTCACCTCATGCAAAAAGAGACGGACCCGAAAGAGCCCGTCTCATTCATTCACTTACTCGGACTCCAGCTCCGGCGCTGCAGGGTTAGTGAACAGCGTGTCATAGCCTTCGTCACCCGGAACGTAGCTCACCTTTGTGACTCCGGTCTCGTTGTCGCCTGTTACAGTGACAGGAAGAGTCTCGGTCGCCGGCTCCTTCGCTTCCTCGATGGTGTTGTACTCTCGCCCGATCATTCCGAGCGATGCGTTATACAGGATGATCCTGCGTGCTTCCTTGTCGCCCTCGACCTGGAATGCGATGTACACGTTCGGCTTTGTTGCGTTCTTTACGAGCGCAAGTCCGCCGTTCTTCGTTCTCTTGTAGCCGAGGAACTGCGTCTTGAACTCATCGTCATACTTTGCGACCTCAAGGTCTCCCTCAAAGGTTCCGCCTGAGTACTCTGCCCAGTATGCAATGTTATCGGCGTAAAAGTTATTCAGCTCGCTCTGTGCTTCAGGAGAGAAGCTTACGGCTCCCTTCTGATGGTACGGAGTGCCGAGAGTAACATTGCCCTGATCGTCGACTGTGTAAGTTCCTACGTGAAGCTGACTGATACCAAACTCGACTTTGTTAGCCATGTTTGCCTCCTTATACGTTGTAATAAATCACAAAGACACCCTCATCCTCGATGTAGATGTCTTCGCTCTTCGTGTAAAGGTAGCCGTTCTCAAGCAGTGCGCTCTCGATGGCTTCCTCATTGCTTTCGTTCTTTTCTGTGAAGTAGTACTCGACCTGGTACTCGTTGCGCTTGTGATAGTACGTGTTGTCCGCCTCGAAGTCCGCCTGTCCTGCGCCCACATATGCGAGATACGGCGGTTTCTTCGGAGCTGTCTTCTTGTCCTTGAAGTGCGAGTATGCACACGGAAGACCTGTACTCTGTAAGACTTCGTAAATACTCATAGATTCCTCTCTATCTGCGAGACAAGCTCTTCGGTTTCCTCTTCTTCTACAGGCTTGATGTGCGAGCGACCTGCCACTCTGCCGTACTCTCCGTACTGGTTCCGCACTATGTGCCCTTTCTCGAGGAGCTGTGTCAGTCCCGGCATCTTTGCGTTATAGACTGTTACGCTTATAATGTCGCCGTGAGCCTTGCCCTGCTCTACCTTCCATCCGCTCGCATATCTGCCGTCATCTTTCGGTGATGTCGCTTTCAGCTTGCGCACTGTCTCCCTCGAGACCTTGCGGAAGGCTTCGTTCGCTACATCACGAACCTGCTCGCCATACTCGTCAAAGATGGCTCGGAGCTGTGCCTGAACATCATTCATTGCCGACACGCTCCTCACAGATCAGGTCTATTCTGTCTCGCTGTGCGTTCCAGTCTGCCCGGATGATGTCGTATTCTTTCCCGTGGTACTCGACTACCTTCTCACCCTCGTAGTCCGCTCGGTTCGTAAGCCTCAGCGTGATGGATGGCTTCAAACCGACCTGCGCTGCGTTATAGAACTCCGAGGAATAGATCCCTCGAGGCTCTACGAACACCTTGCGCTCGATGACTTCGTGCGACTGGTTCCCGTACTCGTCGAACTGTTCCGCTCCGTACGCCTTCAGGATAGCCACATCATCATACATCTGACTCGACCTCCCACTTCGTATAGCCGGTTGCGTTCGACAGCTGAGCCTTCTGCTCGTCGTAGGATCTCTTGAGTCTGTCATAGTCCTCCGGAAGACCGAACGACATCTTGCAGTACGTCTTGATCGCCGTCTCTACTAATGCAGTCTGCGTCTCAGGTATTTCCACTCCGGCAATGCCGAGGTCCTGCTTCGCCGACTCGATCAGATCATTCAGTTCTTCGATCAGTGCCTCGTCTTCAGTCGTTATCCGAAGCGCCGTCTTCACTTTGTCAATTAATGCCATGTCTACTACCTCACAAAAGACGGACCCCGAAGGGCCCGCCTTGAATTAGTCCGATACTACTCAGACTCTGCTGTTCCGATCTTGCACAGCATGCCAGGTCCTACGACCTCGATGGCTGCGTAAAGCTTGCCGACTACCTTGATGAGGTCCTTCTCAGCAAGTGTTGAGTCGTCAAACTTGAAGCGTACATCTTCGCCTTCCGGAAGGTTGGCCTGTACTCCGGCAAGGTCTCCTACGATGGCTCCGGTCATGCCGGTATGCTGGATAGGTGTAACACCTGCGAACGGATCGTATGCGTACTGTGCCTGGAGTGCTGTCTTCTTGATGCCTGCGATGGTTGCTCCGTCTGCAATGAAGACAAGGTCTCTCGCTTCGTCGCTGAGCTTAGCAAGTGCATCGATGATGGCTGCTGTTGAAGGCTCTGCATCAATGGTTGGTACTCCGACCTGTGTGTCTGTGCTTTCTGCAGGTGCGTCCAGGATCTTCTCGATCACGACTGCTGCAGCCTTCTTGATGACCTTGTATGTGAGCTCATCGTAGATGTAGTCGAGGAACTCCTCAGCTCTCATTGCCATTACTTCATCGGAGAAAGTGATCCACTTCTTGATGGTCTGCGGAACCATAGTAACGATGCCGAGAACAAGTGTCTCTTCCTTCGGTGCGTCTGTTCCTTCGATGTGGATCTCAGCATCTGTAGCGGATACTTCAAAGCCGACTTTGAGGTTGCCTCTTACGAAGGTCTTCTCGATCCTTCTGAAGATCTCATCGTTCTCCCATGCTGTGCGGACTCTGTTCTCTACCAGCTCAGGTACTGGAACAGTTCCGTCTTCTACGTTCTCAGTGAGAAGTGCTCTGCACTCTGCGTCCTTGCCTGTCTTGACGTACTTTGCAAATGCTTCAATGTACTCAGGAGTGTTTCTAACTTCCATGTTAGTCATTGCTTTATCTTCCTTTCGTGTTTCAATTGCCTTGCCGGCACCCTTTGCTACTGCATCAGCTGCCTTGCGTGATTCTTCGGCCTCATTTGCAAGAACGATTCTTCTCTCTTCGATGAGGTCAAGTTCTGCATTGAGAGCCTCAAGCTGTTCGTTGTCAGCCTCTTTCGTTTCCTCAGCAATGGCCGACTTTCTGCTTTCAAGCTCTTCAAAGCCAAGATTCATGATTTCTTCTTTGGTCATGATTCAAT